CGATTGCAGGTCCCTTTGTTAAAGGTCCTGTTGATGAACCAACAGAAGTTAATACAGAACAAGAATTAATAGATGTATTTGGTAAGCCACAGTCACAGGATGCTCAATATGAGTATTGGATGACTGCATCTTCTTTCCTAACTTACGGCGGTGTTATTAAGGTAGTAAGGACAGGAGGTCCTTTCCTTTCTAATGCCAATGCTGGTATTGCTGCTTCTACTGTATCTATGACGGGTACTGGCAGAATTGACAATTATGATGATTATATTCTTAATCATTCAGAAGCAACGAACTTTACTTATGCTGCTAAGAACCCTGGTTCTTGGTCTAATGGTCTAAAAGTTTGTTTCATTGACGATTATGCCGACCAAACACTTGGTATTAACACCACTAACTTAGCTGGTGCAGGTGCTACTATTGGTGTCGCTGTTACTTCCAACATAGCAGGATATACAATAGCAGGGGTTGGTACTGCAAATGCATTCACAGGTTATCTAAAAGGAATTATTACTGGCATGACGACTGATACGTCTAATGCTGGTAACAGTACAATTGATGTTAAGATCAATTGCCGTGTAGAAACAGTTGGTGGTGGATCCACTTCAACTCTTATTGATTATGCAGAAGGAAATGTAGGTGCTGCATTCACAACAGGATCTTACATATGGTTTACTGATGCTGATGGTAACACAAGAGCCCTAGGAAATGCATCTGGTTCAGTTGATGGATATCAACTTAGCGATTCTGCTATTAATAATGGAACAGGTGTTGAAGATTGGTATAATCAACAAACATTAGGACTTACTAATTCCACAGTTTTCTGGAAGTCCATTGCACCAAAACCAGTTACAAGTCAGTATTGCCGTGATAGAAATTCTTATAATGATACCTTACATGTTGCTGTTGTTGATGATGATGGTAGAATAAGTGGCATTCAAGGACAACTTCTTGAAAAGCATGTAGATCTTTCTAAGGCACTGGATGCAGTTTCTGCTGTTAATTCTCCGCAGAAGATTTGGTACGAACAGTATTTGGCTGATAATTCAGCGTATATCTATGCAGGTAGTAATCCAGGTGAAACTGCTTCTAGTTACTGGAATACTGCACCCCAAGCAACAGGATTCAATACCGCAACAACTGCAACCACTCCTGTTTCAACAGCAGGTGGTTCATGGGGATTAGATGCACAAGGTGTTACATTTAACGCAATTGGTAGAGTATCATATACTCTTAACGGTGGTGATGATTATTCTGCTGCGAATATTGGTGGTGGAACAACATATGGTGGATACACCGCATCTCTTGGAGATTTGATGACATCTTATAATAAGATATCAAATAAGGATGATCAAGCAGTTGATTATATTATTATGGGTCCTGGTTGCTCTACTAAGGCAGAATCACAGGCAAAAGCAAATAAAGTCATTTCTCTTGCACAAGAAAGAAAAGATTGTGTTGCATTTGTTGGACCACACAGAGCAGATATAGTTGGTGTTACTAATTCTGATACACAAACTAACAATCTTATTGATTACTTTAGTGCATTAAGTTCTTCTTCTTATGCCGTCTTTGATAGTGGTTATAAGTATACTTATGATCGCTTTAATAACAAGTTCCGTTATATCCCATGTAATGGAGACATCGCAGGTCTAACTTGTAGAACTGGAATTAATGCCTATCCTTGGTTCTCACCTGCAGGTCAACAGCGTGGTATTCTTAACAACGCAGTTAAACTTGCATATAACCCAGATAAAGCACAAAGAGATCTTCTCTATCCACAACGAGTCAACTCTATTGTAACTCAACCTGGATTAGGAACACTTCTCTTTGGAGATAAGACTGGACTTGGTTATGCATCTGCTTTCGATAGAATTAATGTTCGTCGTTTGTTCCTTACAGTTGAGCAAGCATTAGAGAAAGCAGCAGAAGCACAACTCTTTGAACTCAATGATGAGATTACAAGAGCAAACTTCCGTAACATTGTTGAACCTTACCTTCGTGATATTCAGGCGAAGAGAGGAATCTATGGATTCTTAGTTGTTTGTGATAGCACTAACAACACACCTGATGTTATCGATAATAATGAATTCCGCGCAGACATCTTCCTGAAGCCTGCGAAGTCTATCAACTACGTCACCTTGACCTTTGTTGCTACACGTACAGGTGTTAGCTTCGAGGAAGTGGCTGGTAGAGTTTAACCATTACATCTAAATAACATACAGGAGGATACCCAACAATGGCTAAAGCAGTAGAAAACATTCCAGTAAGAACCATCTCGCAGTTTAAATCACAACTGCTTGGTGGTGGTGCAAGACCTAATTTATTTGAAGTTCAGATTCCTGAATTTCCCTCAGCAGTAGGAAATGTGTGGGGTGATTTAGAACAACGACATTTAACGTATTTGTGTAAAGCATCTGCATTACCTGCTCAGAATATATCATCAATTGATGTTCCGTTCAGAGGTCGTATTTTTAAAGTTGCGGGAGACAGAACAATTGATAACTGGTCTGTAACTATCATTAATGATCAAAGATTTAATCTAAGGACAGCATTTGAACAGTGGACTGAAGCCATTGCTAAACTTGATAATAACATGGGAACAGTTAATCCCAATGCTTATATGACTGATGCCTATATCTATCAATTAGGTAGAGGTGCAACTAAAGAAGCTGCCACTAATGCTGGTGACAATAGTGCAATTCTTGCTACTTATAAGTTTATTGATATTTGGCCAATAACTGTTGGAGATATCGCTCTTTCTTATGATACGGGTGATACCATCGAAGAATTTGATGTAGAGTTTGCAGTTCAATCTATTCAGTTAGATCCAGATAACGGACCTGTTGATTCCCCACTTTCCTGATAGTGTGGTATAATTAGACTAACTAAATATTATTAAGTCTAAAAATACTTGGAAATAAATTATGGCTAAGTTATTTGGGTTCTCGATAGAGGACACTGAACAATTACCACAGGACGCTATTTCCCCCGTTCCGCCGACTGATGCGGACGGGGTAGAGCATTATTTAACTAGTGGTTTTTTTGGTTCTTATGTTGACATTGAAGGTGTTTATAGAACTGAATTTGAACTTATTAAGCGTTATCGTGAAATGGCACTCCATCCAGAGTGTGATAGTGCAATTGAAGATATTGTAAATGAAGCAATTGTAGCAGATAGTCATGATAGTCCTGTCGAAGTAGAACTTTCAAATCTTAATGCTAGTGATGGTATTAAGAAAAAAATTAGAGAAGAATTTAAATATATTAAAGAATTATTAGATTTTGATGCTAAGGCACATGAAATTTATAGGAATTGGTATATTGATGGTAGATTATATTACCATAAAGTAATTGATTTAAAGAATCCTCAGAATGGATTAGAAGAATTGCGGTATATTGACGCAATGAAAATGCGTTATGTGAGAAAGCAAAGAAAAGATGAAAAAGATAAGATGGGGATGGCACTTGTTCCTCGTAGTGATAATCCCGAAGATTTTGAATTCCCAGAAATGGATGAATTCTTTATCTACAATCCTAAGGCAAGTTATCCAGTAGGTAGTCCAGCCGCAATGGGTGGAATGGCTGGAATTAAAATGACCAAGGATTCTATTGCTTATGCAACTAGTGGATTGGTTGATAGAAATAAGGGATCGGTTCTCTCATATCTTCATAAAGCAATTAAATCACTTAATCAGTTAAGAATGATTGAGGATTCCTTAGTAATATATCGTTTATCTCGTGCTCCTGAACGTAGAATTTTCTATATTGATGTAGGTAATCTTCCCAAAGTAAAAGCAGAACAGTATTTAAGGGATGTTATGATGAGATATCGTAACAAACTTGTTTACGACGCTGCTACCGGGGAGGTTCGGGATGACAAAAAGTACATGGCAATGCTTGAAGATTTCTGGCTCCCTAGAAGGGAAGGAGGTCGTGGAACTGAAATTTCTACTCTTCCAGGAGGTCAGAACCTGGGGGAAATCACGGATATTGAGTACTTCAAAAAGAAATTATATAGGTCGCTCAATGTACCCCCATCAAGAATGGAGGGAGAAGGAGGATTTAATCTGGGAAGATCCTCAGAGATATTAAGAGATGAAGTTAAATTTAGTAAGTTTGTTGCACGTCTAAGAAAGAGATTCTCTGGTTTATTCAACGATTTACTTAAAACTCAACTCATTTTAAAGAACATTGTGACCCCAGAAGATTGGGAAACAATGAGTGAACACATACAATATGACTTCTTATATGATAATCATTTCTCCGAATTAAAAGAAGCAGAGCTCATGAATGAGAGATTAGCATTGGTTGCTACTGCTGAACCCTATGTAGGAAAGTATTTTTCACAAGATTATATTAGGCGTAAGGTGCTTCGTCAGACTGATGAAGAGATTCTGGAACAAGACAAGATTATTAAGAAAGAGATTAAGGATGGTATTATTCCTGATCCTGCTGCAATTGATCAAGAAATGATGTTGGATCCAGAAGGTAGTGGTGGAATGCGACCTGTTGATCCAGCAACTTTGGGTACTCCTGTTGGAGGTCAAGAACCTGATGCTGCATTAAGATCAATGGATGTAGATACTTCTGTTGCACAATCTGACGCTAATTTGGTTAAACCAAAAGGCGGGGAGATTTAATGAGTGTCGGTGGAAAGAAAGATGATTATGATTTCCGCCGTGATTCTGATGACATGGAGTGGTGGGCTGAACAGAGATTTAATATCAGAGAAGTTCGTATGATATACAGTTCTCTTGAAAATTATAAAACTGTTTGGCAAGGTGAACCTGATAGACCAAAAGAAGAAATGGAATTCGTCGATTGGTATAAAGGACGTTTATTTGCTATGATTACCGACTACAATTATACTCATCATGAGGTAGATGCATCTGGTAGTGACTCTACCCCTAGTGGGAATGATACATAAATATTAACGATTACTCACATTTAACACAATGCCTGATACTGAAACTGAAATGAATGCAGATCAACAAGCTTCTGATGAAGTAGCTAATGATGTGCAACAAGAATTAATGGACATGATTATTGCTGATCAGTCACCATCTGAGATAAGTGATAAAATCAAAGATATGCTTTTTGCAAAGTCTGCAGAGAAAGTTGATTCATATCGTCCAGAGGTAGCAAAGAGTACTTTTGGAGATGAACAAGCTGCTACGGCTGCGGTTGCTAATGCTGCTGCTGCAATTAGTGGTGAAACTGCTGCGGCACAAGATGCACAGGCTGAGGAGTAATTATAAATAAATAAGACAATGAATTTGTATCCATAATGGCCGTTATAAATCCGGTTGGTCCCAATCTGCGAGTAGATACTGCTAATACAGTTTCTGTTGCCACTACTCAACAAACACCTTATTTGAGAGTTGTAGCAATAGGATCCAGTCATGCTCATGTCGCTATTGGTTCAGCACCAACAGCAACAGTAAGTGATTTTGTAGCAGTAAGAGATGTTCCTTCCATAATAAGTCTTGGACAACCAAGATCTCAACCTCTGGTGGGAGTAACTACTGGTACTACAACTAGATTTAGAATCCAAGAAGGAGAAGGATCGCAATTTGTTAAAGGGCAAATGGTGATGCTTACTGATTGTGATGATGATACAAGTGATCCTTATTGGAAGAATCTTTGCGGAATTACCACGGTACAATCTATTGATGATCGTATTAATTTCCCTAACAACCCTTATCCACATAATGTAGAAATTGTGGTTGCTACTGATAGTAGTTTAATTCAAACTAGTTTTTCTAGTAATTCAAGGTTAGTTAGTGCATTCCAAGTATCTGCCCTCAAAGCAGCAACTGCGGGAGAAGGTTATGTTCATTGTCAACAAGTTCAAATTACTGGGGGTTAATTTCCAATGAAACTCATTAGAGAAGAAATTGAATCAGTTAAGTTTATTACTGAAAAATTAAAGTCCGGTAAGCAGAACCTTTATATTGAAGGTATTTTCCTTCAAGGAAATATTACGAACAGAAATGGTCGTATGTATCCTATTGAGACTCTACGTAAAGAAGTTGGACGTTATAATGAGTCCAATGTTCAATCTGGAAGAGCACTTGGAGAATTGGGTCATCCTGATAGTCCAACTGTGAATCTTGATAGAGTTTCACATAAAATCGTCTCTTTAAAAGAGCACGGTTCTAATTTCATTGGTAGAGCGAAAATTCTCGACACACCAATGGGTCAAATTGCATCTTCACTTATTAAGGAAGGTGTTAAACTTGGCGTTTCTTCTCGTGGTATTGGTTCTTTGAAACCAACCAAAGAAGGATTTAATGTTGTTGGTGATGACTTCATGTTAGCAACTGCTGCTGACATTGTTGCCGATCCATCAGCACCTGATGCTTTCGTTGAAGGTATCATGGAAGGTAAGGAGTGGGTTTGGGAAGGAAATTCTTTCCGTGAAAAACTCGCTGCTGAAACTAAGAGCAAAATTGACACTCTTGTAGGGCAAAAAGCACTCGAAGAGCACAAGATTAAATTGTTTGATGAGTTTATTAACTCATTGTAAACATCAACATTATAAATAAATATAGATTTTAACTACAGATCGATTCGGAGTATCAAACAAATGTCTAGTGACAAGCAATTACAGGAAATGGAAGTAGGCACTGTGCAATCCAAGACTGCCGTTAATGCAAACGCAGCCCCTGGAGACGAAGCCCTTCCAAAAGCAGGAACCAACGCAAGTGGTGTTAAAACCCCTGGCAATCAGGCACAGGTAGAAGACTTGGGTGGACCTACACCTGATAATTATAGTCCTACTAACGATTCTGCTAAGTTGAAGCCAGCAGGTGGAACACTTAAGCAAGTTAGAGACATTGTTAACAAGAATGCGGAAGCTGGTGATCCAGAACCGTTGAAAAGTGCAACTCCCGTTAAGATACCTGAGGATGCAGAAGTTACTGATGAGGTAATCGAAGAGGATCAGGTAACTACTGATGAAGTAGTTGAAGAAGTAGCAACTGAAGAAGAAGAAGTTGTTGCAGAAGCACCTGAATACGAAGAGATTAGCATCGAAGAAGATGTTAAAGCTCTTGTAGAAGGTGAAGAACTTTCCGAAGAGTTCAAAGAAAAAGCAAAGACTATCCTAGAAGCCGCCGTTAAAGGTAAGGTTACACAAATTAAGGAAGTTCTTACTGCTGAGTATGATCAAAGACTCATCGAGGAAGTTGAGGAAATCAAAGGCGCACTTAATGAGCGTGTTGATTCCTATCTTGAGTATGTTGCTGACGAATGGTTCACTGAGAACCAACTCGCAGTAGAATCCGGTCTTAAAGAAGAACTCACTGAGTCCTTTATGACTGGTCTAAAAGGTCTTTTTGAAGAACATTATGTATCAATCCCTGAAGAAAAATATGATGTACTTGAGAGTATGGTAGAAAAACTAGATGATATGGAAACCAAGCTCAATGAGCAAATTGAGAAGAATGTTTCCCTCAACAAGCGACTCGGTGAGTCACAAGCTGAAGGAATTTTCGATCAAGTTTCTGAAGGTCTTGCAGACACTCAGAAAGAGAAGCTCGCCTCACTTTCCGAAAGTGTAGAGTTTGAAAGTGAATCAGAATATCGTGAGAAGTTGGTTACCCTAAGAGAATCTTATTTCCCTGGAAAGGTAGCACCAACAACCGCTAAGACAGAGACACTCTCAGAGGGAATGGAAGCCGCACCTGCAACACATTCAGGTTCAATGGCTGCATACCTAAAATCAATGTCTATGATTAGCAAGTAATTGAATTTTTAATTAAATCAAACTAAACTTTAAAAGGTAAATCGCAAATGTTCCAATCCGAACAGTTGCAGGAAAAGTGGGCTCCTCTCCTCGATCATGAGGGAGCTGATAAAATCGAAGATTCACATCGTCGTGCAGTTACCGCTGTCCTGCTAGAAAACCAAGAAAAATTCCTCCGTGAGCAACAGTCCTTTGAATCTGGGACTTCAATGCTTACTGAGCAGCCAACCAACAACACTAATTCAACAGTAGCATCTGCTGGATATAGTTCTGGTGCCGCCGCTGGTGGTCCTGTTGCTGGTTTCGACCCAGTATTGATCAGCCTTATTCGTCGCGCAATGCCTAACTTGGTGGCATACGACGTTGCTGGCGTTCAACCAATGTCCGGTCCTACTGGACTTATTTTCGCAATGCGTTCACGCTACTCCAGTCAGTCTGGAACAGAGACCTTCTACAACGAAGTAGATTCTGCATTCTCTGGTCAGAACTCTGGATTGGGTGCAACAGACTTCTCCAGTGCTTCAACTGGTTTGGGTACAACTTCACAGCGTGGTACTAACCCTGCTATCTTGAACCCAACTTCTTCATATCCAACTGGTAATATCGACACTGTTTACAACGTCGGTCAGGGTATGAATACTGGTACTGCTGAAAAGCTAGGTACTGGTACTGCCACACAGTTCAACCAGATGGCATTCTCAATCGAGAAAGTCACTGTTACTGCGAAGTCTCGTGCGCTAAAAGCTGAGTACTCATTAGAACTCGCTCAAGACCTTAAAGCAATTCATGGTCTTAACGCAGAAGCAGAACTTGCTAACATCCTTAGTACTGAAATCCTCGCTGAAATTAACCGCGAAGTTATCAGAACTATCTACAAGGTTGCTGAACAGGGTGCTGTTTCTAACACCGCTACTGCTGGTGTGTTTGACCTCGACATTGACTCCAATGGTAGATGGTCAGTTGAGAAGTTCAAGGGACTTATCTTCCAGATCGAGCGAGATGCTAACGCAATTGCACAAAGAACTCGTCGCGGGAAGGGTAACATCATCCTCTGCTCTGCAGACGTTGCTTCCGCCCTTACAATGGCTGGTGTACTTGATTATACACCTGCGCTTAACGTTAACCTCAATGTTAACGACACTGGCAATACATTTGCTGGTACTCTACAAGGTAAGTACAAGGTCTACATCGACCCTTATGCTGCAAACCTAACTAATGCTAATGCTGCTACTGCTAGTGGTAATCAGTATTATGTTTGTGGTTATAAAGGTTCTTCACCTTATGACGCTGGACTGTTCTATTGTCCTTATGTTCCTCTCCAAATGGTCAGGGCAGTGGGCGAGAACACCTTCCAACCAAAAATCGGGTTTAAGACTCGTTATGGTATGGTTGCTAACCCATTCTCACAAGGTACAACTCAAGGACTTGGCGTTCTTACTGTTAACTCCAACCGTTATTACAGACGTGTTGCTGTTAAGAACCTCATGTAATTCATATTACATACTTTTCAAAGACCTCCTGCGGGAGGTCTTTTTTTATGCTATAATATAGAAGTTGAGAGAAAAGGCACTGTGTGTGGGTAAGTCCTTCCTCCGACTGCTGCAATTCCCTTTGGTAGTTTCAGGATTGGAGGCGATAGGAAACTACCACCTAAATATTAAGATGTTAAAACCTTTAATACCATCCGAAGACTCTTTACTACACAACAAGATAAAGAAGTGTAGTTATGATTTAGATCGTTCAAAGTTATCTTATACTTTGAATGAGAATATGTTTCATCATAATGGGGTAGGACTTTCTGCTAACCAAATAGGTATAAACGAAAGAGCATTTGTAATGATGACAGATATAGAATCACAAGAAACTATAACTTGTTTTAATCCTAAAATTATAAAAGAATCAAAGAAACAAGTTGTAATGGAAGAAGGGTGTTTATCCTATCCCGATTTATTTCTACAAATACCTCGACCAGATTCAATCATTGTAAAGTATGAGGATGAAGGGAAAAATATTTTTAAAAGGAGATTAGAAGGATTTAGTGCCAGAGTATTTCAACATGAGTATGATCATATGGAAGGGATTGATTTTACTCAACGAACCATAAATAAATAAGGAGACCTGCTTTCTACCATGTTCTGTAAAAATAAGATGAGTCGAGAAGACCGTCAAAAATGGAAACTAAAAATGTATACACGTTGGGAAGATACTCTGGAAGAGAGACTTGCTGGTGTAAAAGCTGCCAAAGCAAAATTGGAAGAACAAATGTCTAGAGATGAGTAATGCCTACTAGAAAAAGACCTGTTAGATCATCTAAGAATCCCATTGAAAATAGGAATTTTTTATCTCCTGTTGGGTTCAAATTTGCATTGAAAAGAAGTCCTGCTGTTGCTTTCTTTTGTAATGAAGCAAATATTCCTTCATTGGATTTGGGTGTAGCGGAACAACCTACTTATTTAAAAAATATTCCAACACCTGGTGATAAAATACAGTTTGGTGATTTAAGTCTTCGTTTCTTAGTTGATGAAGACCTTACAAATTATATGCAAATTCAGAATTGGATTCGTGGATTAGGTTTTCCAGAAAGTCTAAAAGAATTTTATGATTTAGAAAAAGAAGGTGAAGAAAATATTGCTACTAACTATGGTCAATTAGCACCCCAAGAAATATATTCTGATGGAACACTTCAAATATTAAGTAGCAATCTTGTCCCTAAATTTCAGGTAGTATTCAATGATCTCTTCCCTTATTCTCTTTCAACTGTCACTTTCGATGCAACTGATACAGATATCGAGTACTTTACAGCAGACGTAAGTTTTAAGTATACTATTTACGAGATAACCGATTTGGAAAATAATCCATTATAATGTATAATAGTGTATGAGACCGAAACCCCTGATAATGACGGAGTTCCTCTTTTATGGCATCAACTCCAAAATCCCAGTGATACTCTTGCGTGGTGGGAGGAAAATTTAGGATGTGCCATAGACAGTCGAGAAAGATATAGAATATGTCAATCTTGTCCAAACTTTATAAATCTGACTAAACAGTGTAAATTATGTGGGTGTTTGATGTTTATAAAGTGTCGTATTCCTCAGTATAAATGTCCTGATAATCCACCTCGATGGGGAAAAAGTCAAAGACGTAAAACAATGAGTAAAAATTCACCCCATTATGTAGAAGGAATTGATTATGATGACCCAGAATTTCGTAAAACATTGATTAGGAAACAGGATTATGATGAATCAGAATTTAGTAAAAAATTTATTAAGAAAAATTAATTTATGAATATAACTCTTGAAGTGCTTCAAGAGATGTGGGAAAAAGATTCCAAAATAGATCGTGATAATCTACACGAAGAGTCATTAAATATCCCCTCTCTCCATGCAAAATATTTTGAATTATATAATACTATATTCCTTTTAAGAAAAAAAGCAGAGCAACAAAGGAAGAATATCCGTCATGAACGGTATGAGTATTTTAGTGGGAAAGCAGATCCAGAAGTATATGTAGAGAATCCTTTTCCGAAGAAGATAAGAGATAAGGATACCATGCAGAAGTATTTGGATGCAGATGAGAAACTGTCCAATACCTCTCTAAAGATAGATTATTATGATACAATGCTTACATATATTGAAAGCATTCTTAAAGTGATACAGAATAGGACATATCAAATTAAGAATGCAATTGAGTTTATGAGATTTAATTCGGGATTAGGATGAATATTGTACCTCTATTTCCAACTCCTATAGGAAGTAAAGTTGATTTTATAACTTCTAAAGAAAGACTCCAATTATGGGATCGTATTAAGAAAATTGATCACCATCCCCATGAATCTATTATTGGTGAAGGTTATTCTACCCATAGAAAATCTCCCAAGTTTGTGGATAAAAAGATTCAAGATCGTATTCAGTCTGCATTAGATGAATATAATGAAACATGTGGTAATTTCCCCAGTAAGATATTAGATATATGGTCTAATATTCAGAATTCTGGAAGTAAATTAAAACAACACTCACATGCTGGATGTGATATTTCTGGTGCTTTGTATATTAATGTAGCAGAAGATGATAAACTATATTTTCATAATCCCAATCCATATGTATATTTTACTCCAAGAAAGGATCTTACTCCATACAATTATGAATATCATTGGATTCCTGTTAAGAATTGTCAGTTAGTCTTGTTTCCTAGTTGGTTAAGACATGGAAATGATAATGTTATTAATAAAATGGATGGAAGAATAGTTGTTAGTTTTAATTCAGTAAACAAATAATAAAGGTTGACAATCCTTAATAAATATTAATAGATGCATGGAGTAGGTGATTGACACTTCAGCCAATCTTATTATATCCAAAGCGAATGAAGTCTTTTTAAGAATTGATTCAGAACCTCATATCGAGTATGAGTTAAGGGATTATTTTACTTTCCAAGTTGAGGGTGCAAAGTTCATGCCTCAATATAGGAACAGGAATTGGAATGGCGAAATACATTTATTTGATCTTCGATCTAAACGAATCTATGTGGGTTTGTTAGATCGTATTGTTTCTTTTTGTGAGAGAAAAGATTATAGTTATAAATTTGTAGATAATGAATACTATGGTGCTCCCTTTGAAATTAATGAAGGAATATCATTTGAAGGTGTCAAAGACTATATGAAATCTATTTGTCGTCAAACTCCAAGAAAATACCAAATTGAGGGAGTATACGATGCCTTAAAACATAATAGAAAATTATTGATATCACCCACTGCCTCAGGCAAATCTTTGATGATATACGCTCTTGTAAGATATTATGTAGCGAAGAAACAAAAAATACTCTTAGTCGTTCCCACGACATCTCTTGTAGAGCAGATGTATAAAGATTTTGAAGACTATGGTTGGCATTCTGAGTCATACTGTCACCGTATATATGGAGGTAAAGAAAGAACAAATGAATATCCCGTTACTATTACTACATGGCAATCTGTTTATAAATTAGAAAGATCTTTCTTTGAAGACTATAATGTAGTTATAGGAGATGAGGCTCACTTATTTAAAAGTAAGTCCTTAGTATCTATAATGACAAAATTACATCATGCTAAGTATAGATTTGGTTTTACTGGAACATTAGACGGCACACAGACGCACAAGTGGGTGTTAGAAGGACTCTTTGGACCATCATACAAGGTTACAAAAACAGAAGAATTAATGAGACAAGGGCATCTTTCTCAATTAGATATTCAATGTATTGTATTAAAACATTCTGAACAGAAATTTGAAACTTATCATGATGAAATAGAATATTTAATTACCCATGAACAAAGAAATAACTTTATAAAAAATTTGGCATTAGATTTAAAAGGAAACAGTCTGATATTATACAGTAGAGTAGAAACACATGGAGCAGTATTATATGATTTAATAAATACAAATAAACAAACTGATCGAAAAGTATTCTTTGTTCACGGTGGTGTTGATGCTGAAGAAAGAGAACTAGTTCGAGAGATTACTGAAAAAGAGAATAATGCAATCATCGTTGCCTCCTACGGTACATTCTCAACTGGTATCAATATTAAAAATCTCCATAATGTTATCTTTGCTTCTCCAAGTAAATCACGCATTCGCAACTTGCAAAGTATTGGACGAGTTCTTAGAAAAGGATCAAACAAAGTAAAAGCGATCCTCTATGATATATCCGATGATTGTACTTACAAATCAAGGAGAAATTACACCCTCAATCATTTTATTGAAAGAATTAAAATTTACAATGAAGAGAATTTTAATTATGAAATAATCACTATACAATTAAAAGGAAAATAAACCATGTCAATCGAAGATGATTTCTATGCAACAATAAAATTTAAATCTGGCGAAGAAATATTTGCTAAGGTTGCTGCTTCGGAAGAAGAAGATAGAACTCTGTTAATTATTCATCATCCAATTATTATAGGAGAAATTAAAGGAAAAAGTGGAATAGTCGGATATAAAGTAGAACCCTGGTTAAAAACCAGTAGAGAAGATATGTTTATTATTAATATAGATAATATTTTGACTCTATCTGAATCTGCTGATCTAGAAATGATTACGATGTATAAAAGATATTTAAAAGATACTGAAAGTGATAGAAAAAATAATTTAAAGATTAATAGAAGAATGGGATATCTTGGAACAGTAGATGAAACCAGAGATTCCTTAGAAAAATTATTTAAAAAAGATAATACTAATAGTTAGCCCCTGTCCCAGAAACCCTACAAAGGTATTGTAATAGTATAATCTAAACTTGTCAAGTCTACTAAGAAATGTTATACTATCTACATAGTAGTGATAAAGACTTATGGCAATAGCTGCAGGTAGAACTATGGCGAGGCGGACAAAAAGGTCTGAGCACTATGTGAATAATAAAGAGTTTCTTACTGCATTAGTAAAGTATAGAGACGATGTTGAAATTACTTTTATTCAAAAGTATGGTAGAGAACCTTTAAAAGAAGATAGATCTAAGGCATGGGATACTAAACCTGTTATTCCTCGCTATATTGGAGATTGTTTTTTAAAGATTGCTAACCATTTATCATTTAAACCAAACTTTGTTAATTACATGTTCAAGGAGGACATGATATCCGATGGAATCGAAAATTGCGTTCAGTACATACATAATTTTGATCCTGAGAAATCCAAAAATCCTTTTGCTTACTTTACGCAGATCATTCATTATGCGTTTCTCCGCAGAATACAAAGAGAAAAACGACAATTAGAAATTAAGAATAAAATTCTTGAAAAGTCTGGTTATTCAGAAGTATTTGATGATAATAATCAGATTGACGGATCAACTTATTCCGATTATAATCAGATCAAGGATAATGTTCATTCTAAATTGCGTGGCTGAATGGAAATAATTTCTGTTAAACATAAGGCAGATATTATTAAAGGTGAATATCAATTTGCTGATAAAGTAAAAAGTGAAGTTTTATCTTTATTAAAAGTTTGTAATCCTATACCTCAGGATAATAGTAATGTAAAAGCATCTATTCATACTGAGTGGGATTGGGAGCCAAATAACATTACGTTTAGAAATCTTAAATCATTTATTAGGGAGGAAATAGAAAAATATTTTAAGCCCGGTTCTATGTCAGGTGGGGGTAGACCTAGGTTAATATGTAAAAATTTCTGGGCAAATGTATATGAGAGGGGGGACCATGCACAATCTCATTGTCATAAACCTTATGATTTTAGTTTTGCATATTTTGTGAAATCAAAATGGTATTATCCTCCTCTTGTTTTTACGGATACTGCGAAAATGATTAGACCTAAAGAAGGAACCTTTGTTGCTTTCCCTGCATATCTAATGCATCATGTTCCTAAACATAGATTTAAGGATACTCGTATAACTTTATCTGGTAATTTAGTAATAAACAGAGAATGAAAATAGCAATAATTACAGATCAGCACTTTGGTGCTCGTAAAAATTCTAAACTATTCCATGATTATTTCTTAAAGTTTTATGAGGATATTTTCTTTCCTACCTTGGAGAAGGAGGGGATTACTACGATTATCGATATGGGTGACACATTCGACAGTCGTAAAGGTATCGATTTTTCTGCCCTAGCTTGGTCAAAGGATCATTACTTTGATCGTCTTAAAGAAATGGGATGTGAAGTTCATACTATTGTTGGTAATCATACTGCTTATTATAAGAATACAAATGATATAAATGCAATTGATTTATTATTGCGTGAATATGATAATGTAAAAATTTATTCAGAAACTACTTCTATACGAGTAGATAATTTAAGTATTCTTCTTGTACCTTGGATTAATAAGGAGAATGAAGCACAAACTTTGAGGATGATTAAAAAATCAACTTCTCCTGTGTGTATGGGACATCTTGAATTAAAAGGATTTAAGGTAAATGAATATGTGATAATGGAACATGGTTTTGATTATAAACCTTTTGGTAAATTTAAGAAGGTATATTCAGGTCATTTTCATACGAGATCAAATCAAGAGAACATTTATTATTTGGGAAATCCTTATGAGATGTTTTGGAATGATATAGGAGATCAAAGAGGATTTCATTTATTTGATACCGAGACCTTAGAACATACTCCCGTTAATAATCCTTATAGTATTTTTTCTAAAATTTATTATGAGGATACTCCCTATCAGACTTTTGATACTAGACAATATGAAGATAAGATTGTAAAATTAATTGTTCGTAAAAAATCTAATCTTAAACAATTTGAAAAATTCGTAGATAAGCTTTATTCTTCCAATGTGGCAGAACTTAAAGTAGTTGAGAATTTTGATTTTCAAGAAAGTAAGGAATTTGAAGCATTTGAATCTGAGGATACTATGTCCATTCTTAATAGGTATATTGAGGAGGCAGAAATAGATTTAGATAAATCTCGTATTCAAAAGATAATGCAACATACTTATCAAGAGGCATGTGAGTTGGTTTAATGTTTATTCTAACTATTGCGGGAAAAGAAAGAGAAGGAGCTTACTCAGTAACAGATGAGGATGGGGATCAAATACTTTATTTGTTTGAGGAAGAAGATGATGCGATGAGATTTGCTATGCAATTAGAAGAGGATAATTATCCTGAAATGCATGTTATGGAAGTTGAAGATGCTATAATGATTAAAACATGTGAAATGCATGGATATAACTATACAGTTATTACTCCTGATGACATTGTTATTCCTCCGCCTCTAAGTAATGATTATATTTGAGAAAATACGGTGGAAGAATTTTCTATCTACTGGTAATCACTATATTGAGATAGATTTAACACAAAAGGATACCACATTAATTGTGGGAACTAATGGTGCGGGAAAAAGTACAGTTTTAGATGCATTAACGTTTAGTCTTTTTAATAAACCATTTCGTAAGATTAGTAAGGGTCAGTTAGTTAATACTGTTAATGAAAAGGATTGTAAGGTTGAGGTGGAATTTTCGACGGGATCAACTGAGTGGAAAGTTATAAGGGGAATAAAACCTAATAGTTTTGAGATTCATCGTAATGGTACCGTACTAGATCAATTTTCATCTGCTAATGATCAGCAGAAATGGTTGGAACAGAATGTGTTGAAGATGAACTATAAATCTTTTACTCAAATCGTTATTTTAGGTTCTAGTACATTTGTGCCATTCATGCAATTGTCTGCTTCTAATAGGAGAGAAGTTATTGAAGATCTATTGGATATTAAGATTTTCTCTTCTATGAATAATTTGATTAAAGATAAGATTCGTGTGTTGAGGGAAGAAATTAAAACCTTATCTTTAAAGAAAGAGTCTCTTACTGATAAGGTACGAATGCAAGAAGATTTTATCAATGAGATAGAATCTCGTGGAAAAGAAGATATTGAAGATAAGAATGGAAAAATTAAAGAATTAGAAGTAGAAGTAGCTACTCATATGGAGATGAATACTATTAAGGAATGTGACATCTCGGATTTGATAAAGAAGCAAGAAAAGGTAACAGGTGCTACTGAGAAACTACGTACCTTAGGAGGATTAAAAGGTAAGATTTCTAATAAGGTATCTACTATTACAAAAGAGCATAAATTTTTTACCGACAATACGGTTTGTCCCACATGCGATCAGGACATCGAAGAGGAGTTTAGAATAAATAGGATTAAGGATGCTCAAAATAAAGCAAAAGAGTTGCAATCTGGTTATAAAGAACTAGAGGAGGCAATTAAAAACGAAGAAGAGCGAGAGCATCAATTCACTGCCCTATCAAAGGAGATTACTCAACTAACGCATGGCATTTCTAAAAACAATACTCGCATCTCTGGGTGTCAACGCCAAATCAGGGATCTGGAATCGGAAATTCAAAGAATTACCGAACAACTTGCAAACAGAAATACTGAGCATGACAAGTTAGCAACCTTCAAGGACAATTTAACAACTACATACGACGACTTATCTTCACGGAAGGACACTATAAACTATCACGATTTTGCGTATAGTTTACTTAAAGACGGTGGAGTTAAATCTAAAATCATCAAGAAGTATCTACCGCTGATAAATCAGCAAGTAAACCGTTATCTACAGATGATGGACTTCTACATTAACTTTACTCTTGATGAGGAATTTAACGAAACCGTACAGTCCCCTATTCATGAGGATTTTTCTTATGCTTCTTTTTCGGAAGGTGAGAAAATGCGGATCGATCTAGCACTCTTGTTTACATGGAGAGAAGTTGCTAGAATGAAGAATTCCGTTAATACCAATCTTCTTATAATGGATGAGGTGTTTGATAGTTCATTAGATGGTATGGGAACAGAAGAGTTCCTTAAAATTATTAGGTATGTTATTAAGGATGCAAATATTTTTGTCATATCTCATAAGACAGGAATGGAAGATAAATTTGAAAGCATGATAAAGTTTGAGAAGGTGAAAGGATTTAGTAGGATGGTTGATTGATGGCAACCTATAAACATGAGTCAGGTAAAAGATTTCTTTTTGTTCATATACCTAGAACTGGTGGGAGATTTATAGAAGTAAATTTAGAGAAGAATGGATGGGCAGTAGAACCAATAGATTATTATGGGATACCTCATTACCAACATTCATTCATAGATGATTGTGAGATAGCACATTTTCATCGAGATTTATATGAGAAGCATTGTGACATAGAAGGAATAGAACAAATTGCTGTTATTAGAAATCCTATTGATAAATTCTTTTCAGCATCGACCTATTTGATTACGGTTTATGGTCGTCAGGTGCAAGAGAGATTGGAAGATTATGATGAGATGGTATCTATTATAAAGAATTTTCCTCAATCGGAAACTTTGAGTTGGTGGAGACCGCAGGTGGATTTCCTAACTGAAAAGACTCATCTATGGAAATTTGAAAAAGGATTGGGTACAGACTTTGGTTATTGGGTAAGTGAAAAACTGGGAGTTCCTTTTGAAATAGATCCTTATGTGAATTATGCTACTAATGATTATGAAGGATTTAAACTTGACAAAACTGATAAATTGATTCACAATATTAGAAGGTTTTGCTTGGAAGATATTGAGCAACTCTATCCAGAATTAAAATAAATGGCTACATTTAGACATATACCTACGGGTAAAAGATTTCTTTTTATTCATATTCCTAGAACCGCAGGAAGATTTGTAGAGACTAACTTGATTGTTAATAATGAATTTGAATGGTGTGATGATTGGGAGAAGTTTGGAATAGAAAGGATGTTTGAGTCCGTTGACGGACCAGAAGGTGAAATAGAATTAGGACATTTTCATAGATCCTATTATGAAAAATATTTGGATTGTGAAGGTATACCTCATGTATCCATTATAAGAAATCCTCTTAAAAGGTTTATTTCTGCATCCATTTATATTAATAGAATATATGGAATGGCAAATGATACAGGAGAATATACGGAAGAAAGTCTTAAAGAATGTCAGGAGTTAATGGAGGATGAGAATTATTTTTATCCTATGTTAAGAAATTTTCCTTTTGACGAATCCAAGAATTGGTATAGATCTCAATTAGATTATCTTTCAGATAAGACTCATATATGGAGATTTGAGGATGGATTTAAAGACAATTTCTCTGAGTGGTTAAGTGAGATAATCGGAGTGGAAGTGAAGATGAAAGAAGATACTCAATATTGGGGACAACCTGATGAAGGTCGGAAATTAAAACCAACTCTTAAACTCTTGGAGAATGTGAGAAAACTTTATAGAGAGGAGATTGAAAAATTTTATCCTGACATATGAATCTGTGGTCAGACTATAAAGCAGCTCTCTTTGACATCTTTCCGATGAATAAGATTTTGAGGTGGGGATATTGGAAGAGTAAAGATACTACTCTGGTTGCTCAGTTATTTCATAATTCTTATATAATTAAATCACGGGAAGTTGAAATTTATAGTGATAAGTCCTGTATCTATAATAATATAATTTATCCTAAGACGGGAAGTAACCTTCCCTGTTTTGGCATGGATTTGATGGGATTCTTTGATAAGAAAGTTATTATTGTATTTGATTTTCAACATCCAAAAGAGAATTATCCTTATAAGGTAGATGGATTACCAAAGTTTGAGGGTGATATCAGGTTCTTTGAACCAGGTAATCATTTCTCAGAAAATATCTATGTGGCTTATTGTACTATGGCAGAAGTAAATGAACATCTGGATATGTTTAAAAAATACTTGACCAAGTATAAGGAGATGGTAGAATTAGATAAACCTACGGGAACAGATTACTCTGTTTATAAGGAGTTTGATACTTATATGACTAAACTAGATCCTGTGGCCGGATACTTAGCTGGTAAATTTGGTAAAGATAAGGCACAACGTTTAGTTAATGAATTTTTGTTTAGTTTTTCTTAATGCCTACCTTTAAACATTCATCAGGTAAAAGAGTTTTCTTTGCACATATTCCCCGAACTGCTGGTAGGTTTGTAGAAGCAAATCTTTCTCAGAATGATTTTAAATGGAATGATGCTCATCTTGATAATGGAAAAGGTATAATGTCTATTGTTAATGGGTTTGAGGTTGCTCACTATCATCGAGATCATTATATGAAATATTTGGATGTAAAAGATATTCCTCATTTTTCCATCGTAAGGAATCCTATTGATAGATTCATTTCTGCTTCCATTTATATAAAGAGATTTTGTGGCGATAAAGCACAGGAAGGAGTGGAGGATAAAAATAGTTTTTTATATGTACTTAAAAGTATCCCTTATAGACAGTCTCTTAATTGGTTCAGACCTCAAATAGATTTCCTTAGATCTGATACTCATATATGGAAATTTGAGGATGGATTTGGTGAGGATTTTGTCAGTTGGTTAAGTGGCATAGTAGGAATTGACTTAGAGTTTACGGATGATGTAGAGTATGCAGTAGCCCCTGATGAGGGGAATAAGTTGGAGAAAACTCCTCAACTTATAGATACTCTTATACACTTCTATAAACAGGACATTGAGCAATTCTATCCCGAACTGGCAGCATAATTCGGGTAAACCACCGAAGAGAAAGCTGAAACCACAGGCACTCCGAAGTGCCAGAGAAAGACGCAGACACTTGATAAAGTGTCTACTGAATCCGTCCAAGAGGCGGATTTCGTCGTATTATGGGTACATACAAAAAGAAAACAAACATGGCAGTACAGCAAGAAGTCAAATCTCAACTAGCGAAGTTGCTTGCTACTGAGGACATTGTAGTAGAGCATAAGCAAGTGGAGACTGCTCAGTTTAATGTCCACACCAGAGTGTTGATCCTTCCTCTATGGGAGAAAGCAAGCAATGCAGTCTATGATATGCTTGTAGGTCATGAAGTAGGACATGCACTTTTCACACCTGATCAAGATCCTCCTGAGAATATTCCTCATCAGTTTATGAATGTTGTGGAGGATGCTAGGATTGAGAAATTGATGAAGCGTAAGTATCAAGGTCTTGCCAAAAGTTTCCGTTGTGGATATAATGAGTTGTATGATCAAGATTTCTTTGAACTAGATGGTGAAGATATTAGTAGTTTTAATCTTGCTGATCGGGCTAATCTACATTTCAAGATTGGTGCGTTCCTTGATCTATCTTTTTCAACTCCTGAAAAGGAGATTATCGATTTAATTTCTAATGCCGAAACCTTTACTCAAACCATCGCAGCAGCAGAAGCGTTATATAATTTCTGCAAGCAGGAGAAGGAAGAGTCCCTGGAACAGCAACAACAAGCTAAGTTGGATTTTGAGAACGACAGTGAAGATTCTGGGGATCTCGGCATTGATAGGACTGGGGATATTGATGATTCCATTCCTGACACTGATAGCAGTGCTGATGTGGAAGATAGGGGCGATAGTGTTCCTTCTATTGATCGGGTGGTTGATTCTGGTTCTACTGTAGATAACATAGAAGTTCAAACTGTGGATTCTTTAGAAACTAAATTAAAGGATCTAGTTAATACCAGCGGAGTAGAGAATGTATATGTAGAAGTTCCTAAGGTTAATCTTGATACTATAATTGCTTCTAACGAAGAGGTTCATACCTATATTCAAGAGCATTGGGAGCAGAGTGAAGTAGCCTTTACTAATATGTGTAAGGATTATGAAGGGATGGATCCGAGGGATCTTTTTGCCCAATCTGATTCAGACTTTGTACAGTTTAAAAGAGATGCTCAAAAAGAAGTCAATTACCTGGTCAAAGAATTTGAGTGTAAAAAAGCAGCTAGTGCGTATGCTCGTTCTGCTACTAGTCGTACTGGGGTTCTCGATACAACGAAGCTTCAAAATTATAAATTCAGTGAGGATCTTTTTAGAAAAGTAACCATTCTTCCTGATGGAAAGAATCATGGATTAGTTTTTATATTAGATTGGTCTGGTTCCATGCAGTTTGTGTTGCAGGATACCTTAAAGCAACTTTATAATTTAATTTGGTTCTGTAAGAAAGTTCAGATTCCGTTTGAGGTTTATGCTTTTACTTGTGAATGGTGTAGAGATCGTGAATATGAAGGAAATTTACCTTTTCATTATGAACCAAAAGAAGGAAATCTAATAGTTGATAATAGATTTAATTTAATGAATCTTTTTACTCATAAAGTAAATGGAAAAACATTAGAATATCAAATGAAGAATATTTGGAGAGTGGCGGAGACCTTTACTAATGGTCAGGTATTCTTTCGCTATCCACAGCGTCTTTGTCTTTCAGGAACTCCTTTAAATGAGGCAATTGTTTCTCTTCATGAACTCCTACCTAAATTTCAAAAAGACAATGGAGTAGAAAAAACTCAATGTATTATATTGACTGATGGTGAGGCACATCAACTTCCTTATCATAAAGAAGTACAACGTCATTGGGAAGATGAACCTTATATGGGATCAAGAAATATAAATCCTGATAGATGTTTCTTAAGAGATCGTAAGGTAGGTAAGACTTATAAGTTTGGATGGCAGTGGCATGATTATACTGGAACTCTTCTTACTAATTTAAAAGATAGATTTCCTACAATTAATTTTATTGGTATTAGAGTTCTTCAATCTAGGGATGCCAAGAGTTTTATAAGACTCTATTATAATGATGCACATTATGGATATACACCAAGTAAAGAGTATGATAGAATAATAAATGATTGGAGAAAGAATAAGAGTTTTGTTATTAAGAACTCTGCATATGATGCTTACATTGGAATGTCTTCCTCAGCACTTTCTCAGGATGCTGAATTTGATGTGGTTGAAGATGCAACCAAAGCACAAATTAAAAGAGCATTTGTTAAATCTCTTAAAACCAAGAAACTAAATAAGAAAGTTCTTGGCGAATTCGTAGAGTTGGTGGTATGATGTTTTCTAATCTTATTCCTCATGGAAATTTTCCAGGATTAACCCCTGAGAAACAAGTAATTGCTGTGGCTCTTGTTCTTCTTTTTGGGGGAGTAATTTATGGGATCTATTTAACCTTTGGTCCTCCTGGTAAAGAATTAATTGACCCTTATGATGATCATGATGACTAAAGAATGGATTAAAGATATCCCTAATTGGGAATCTGAATACTTAAAAATGAAAGATGGTGAATTGTCAGAAAGACAAAGAGAACTTTTAGAAGGTGGTGAGATTAGATCTCATGAGGGAATGTTATATGGAGAAATGTATAATGATTGGAAGAAACGTAAAGAAAAGGACATTAAGGAAACCTTAACTGCTTAAATAGTTTTATGAGCGTAATCATTTATCAAGAACACATAGAAGTGTTGGAAGAGGAGAACGCAGAACTTCGTGAGGAAGTTTTGATTCTTAGGAAAAGATTGGCTTATTATAAGTCTGTGGTAGAAGAGGAAGAAGAATAAATAAGACAGACGTAATAATTAAATGAACAATAAGGTTAAACTAGCCATTGCTGTTGCAGTTGGTGTAGTTGGTGGAGGAATTCTTAGTAATCTTGGAGGAGGATCTGAAGTATCTAAAAATGCTTTACTAGGATCTAATCCTGTTGGTGATTTCCCTGAATGGACAAGAGATGGTTCAGCATTTAGATGTAAGGATGGAAAGGTTCAGGGATGTATCAGTGGATCAAAGTGTGGAACTTCTGGAAGAACAGGAACTGATCAACCTGTTGCAGTTTGTGACAAGTGTGTTCAATGGGTTGATTTGGATGAATTCCTAGTTGAGAATCCAGATTTTAATACTAATATGTTCTTACAAACCCTTGAAGGATACGGTCCTAACGAATAAGTTAACTAACTGTCACAAGCGATGAAGACATTTCAAGAATTTATGGTAGAATGTTCTCAGTTAGAGGAGAGCAGTTTAAGCCGTATTAAATCTAAGTCTGATAAAGGAGGGATGGCAATCCTCTCTGGAAGTCGTGGTGACAAATCCAAGGCAGAGAACAAAGCACGGGCTAAGCAATTAGATCGTGACATTAAAGGTAGAGGTCTTCCTGGTGCTACTAAGGTAACAGGAAGATGGACTGAGAATCCTGGAACAAAGGATGAAAAGAAAGTTAAAGAAAGAAGTCATGTTGTCACCTCTGGTAAAAAAGGTAAAAGAAAGTTTAAGAAAGTAATAAAAGCACTGGGGAAGAAGTATGGTCAAGATGCTGTTTTGACACAGACTAAAAAAACTGGTACACTAACAGCAACGAGAAAAGGTGGATTAGGTAAAGATAAAAGAGTTAAAGCTGGTAAATTTAGACCAGGAAGATCCTCACCACAAGGTGATACAAAAATTAAAGGAAAGACATTTACCTATGAACAAAAATTATGATGATTCCAATTGGAGAGAAGAGTACAAAGGGTACACTTCTAGTAGGTATGAGTTAGATCTCTTAGAGAACGGAAGTAGAAGCCTTGCTCAATCGTGGATGATGGGTGCTTTATATAACAAGTGGAAGAAGATGAAAGGATATAAAGATCCTGAACCACCTGATTGCTCTTCATCATTGAAGGAATGGGAACAGAGTATAAAAAAATACAACCAATAAAATAAGTGTCCACTGGGATAAATAAATTGTCTCTATGTCCTTTATAATAAGGTCATTGAAACGAATCCCACATTATGTTTGAAATTAAAATGACTCGTGAAGAAATCATCGAGGGTCTAAGAAATGCCTATGGAACAGAGTTTACTGCTGCTGATATCCGTGGGTTTTGTGCAATGAATGATATTGCTTACCAGACCGTCACTAAGAAACTGAAAGAGTTTAATGTGGGAAGAGGTAAATGGAATTTAGAAGTAACAACAAAAGCAGTTGAAAATATTGAAAAATCTTTCAGTGCTCCTGCTGCTGAACCTCAAGTACAACAAAATTTAGTCCCTGAAAAGGATGACACCTTTGTAAGGTTTGGTCATTTTAATGACATTAAAACTATTCTTAAAACAAAGCAGTTTTATCCTACATTTATAACTGGACTTTCTGGTAATGGTAAAACGTTTGGTGTCGAACAAGCGTGTGCTCAACTAGGAAGAGAATTAATTCGTGTCAACATCACAATCGAAACCGACGAAGACGACCTTATTGGTGGGTTTCGCCTTATTGACGGTAACACTGTATGGCATAATGGACCAGTTATTGAAGCACTGGAAAGGGGAGCTGTCCTCCTTTTAGATGAGGTAGATTTGGCATCCAATAAGATTCTTTGCTTACAACCTATTCTTGAAGGAAAAGGAATTTTTCTTAAAAAGATTGGTAGGTTTGTTTCTCCTGCAAAGGGATTTAATGTAGTGGCCACTGCTAATACCAAAGGAAAAGGATCTGATGATGGAAGATTTATAGGAACTAATGTTCTTAATGAAGCCTTTTTAGAAAGATTCCCTGTAACCTTTGAGCAGGATTATCCATCACCTAAGATAGAGCAAAGAATTCTTGGTGGAGTGGCTTCCCAATTGGGAGTGACAGATACTGATTTTGTCAAGAGACTTGTAGATTGGGGTGATATTATTCGTAAAACATTCTATGATGGAGGTATCGAAGAGATCATTAGTACTCGTAGATTAGTTCATATAGTTCGTGCTTATTCTATCTTTAAGGATAAGATGAAGTCTATTCAAGTTTGTGTAAACAGGTTTGATGATGAGACTAAACAGGCATTCCTTGAACTATATGATAAGGTAGATGCAACAGTTCAACTTCCCATTGACAATAAAGAGGAATGATATTATGATTAACGCATGGAGTTTATTGCACGATGTACTTAATGGCAAACTTGATGAGGAATACCCAATTATGAATAAAAAAGATACTAAAGTAACTCCCTTAGAGAGTGATGAATATGATCCAATTACTACTCTTGGAGGAGAGTCCTCTGACACTATTACTTTTACAAGTGATGGTGTCGGTGCAGCAGATACTTTAAATATAAATTTGGGTGATTATGGTAAGGATGTTGTTACCTTTGGTGTAGATACTACTCCTGCGGGTTCCGATACTCTTAATTTTGGAACTCCCTTTCCTGGTGGGATGGGAGAGGATCATATTAATTTTAGTGGTCTTGCGGGAACACAATATGATGATCCGAAGTATTATGCCAGTGCAGTTGATTTTGCTCTTGATTCTATGGGATCATCTACAAAACCTCAACCTGATTTAACTAGGTCACATAAGTATGAAGAAGATAAAGGTATCAAAGATCTTAAAGATTATGTTGCCTCAACTTATAGTGGACACTATACTTCCAAAAACAACAACGTCCAGACACTTGATCTTATCCAATCCGTTGGTGATGCGGAATCTTTTTGCCGTTCTAATGCAATCAAGTATTTAAGTAGGTATGATAAGCGAGGACAGGCAAAACGTGATATACTAAAAGCAATGCATTATTGCTTACTCCTTTATTACTTCAGTGGTCAAACACAAGAAGATACTACACAACATGGTTATGAAACTTTCTGAGACTACAATCAATTTATTAAAGAACTTTAAAGAGATTAATCAGTCTATTCTTTTTAAGGAAGGGAATAAACTTCGCACGATTAGTGTGATGAAGAATATTCTTGCTGAAGCCACGATACAGGAAGATATCCCAAAGGATTTTGGTATCTATGATCTCAGTCAGTTTATTAATGGAATAGAATTACATAAACCAAGTATACCTGAATTTGATTTTTCTAACGATAATCATGTAGTGATTAAAGAAGGGAAGATGAGATCAAAGTATTTCTTTGCTGATCCTAATGTCATTATTACTCCACCAGAGAAAGCAATAGAGTTGCCTAGTGAGGATGTTACTTTTGATTTAAGTACACAACAGTTGGATAAATTGCTTAAAGCAGCAGGAATATATCAACTTCCTGATCTATCTGTGGTGGGAGAGAATGGTGTTGTTAAACTGTTAGTAAGAGATAAGAAGAATGATACTTCTAATAGTTTTGCTATTACAGTTGGAGAAACAGAATCTACATTTATGTTTAATTTTAAGGTGGAGAATATTAAGATTCTTCCAGGAACTTATAATGTAGTAGTATCTCAAAAACTTCTTTCTCGATTTAGGAGTAAAAATTATGATTTGACATATTACATTGCATTAGAACCTGATTCAACATTTGGTTGATGTATAAAGTATGTGCATTAGATGATGAATATCCTCATACTTCCATTTCAGAAGTAGAATATGAGGATTGGACTGATGCTCAAGATGAGGCTGTACGTTTGTTGGAATCAGGTGTAGAGTATGTACAGATATTGTTGAAGGATGGGTTACTTCAAGAGTTGAATTTGGAGAGGGGGATTATGCCGAAGCCTAATTTCAGTACCCACTCTCTTGCACCTTATTATGTGAGATTGAGAAATTATGAGGGATGAATTTCTTTGGGTTGAAAAATATCGACCTAAGACAATTGAAGATTGTATTCTTCCAGAATCTACTAAAAAGACTTTTCTTGACTTCCTAGATAAAGGGGAAGTACCAAATCTTCTTCTTGCCGGTCCTGCTGGATGTGGTAAGACAACAGTTGCAAAAGCATTATGTAATCAATTAGGAGTAGATGTTTATGTCATCAACGGATCAGACGAAGGACGGTTCCTCGATACCGTCAGAAACAATGCAAAGAACTTCGCATCTACAGTCTCTCTTAGCAGCGAGTCGAAGCATAAAGTCATCATCATCGACGAAGCAGACAATACCACTCCCGACGTACAACTCCTTCTTAGAGCGAGTATTGAGGAATTCTCAGGAAACTGCCGATTTATTTTTACCTGCAATTACAAAAACAAAATCATCGAACCCCTCCATTCCCGTTGTGCAGTCGTTGAATTTTCAGTAAATGCAAAACAAAAACCTATACTGCAAGCAGAATTCTTCAAACGATTGTTATCCATTGTGGACGGAGAACGGATTGAAAGTGATAAGAATGTGCTCATTCAACTTATCAACAAACACTTCCCTGATTGGAGGAGGATCCTCAACGAATGTCAAAGATATTCTGTCGGGGGGAAAATTGACAGTGGAATTCTCGCCCATTTCTCTGATGTAAAGGTAAATGATCTCGTTAAAAACCTCAAAACGAAAAACTTTCCGGAAGTACGTAAATGGTGTGTCAATAACTTGGACAATGATCCTGCTGTTTTACTGCGTCGTATCTACGATGTTCTTTATGATTCCTTGGTCCCTAGTTCTATTCCTCCCGCCGTTCTTATTATTGCTAAGTATCAGTATCAGATCGCATTCGTCGCAGACCAAGAAATAAATTTACTTGCATGTTTAACAGAGATAATGGTAGAATGTGAATTTAAGTGAAGAAGAAGTATGCACCATTTAAACTAGATTGTTTTGGCGTTCTAGGAATAATATTGATTATGAGTGGACTCGCTTCTGTTTTTATTAGTGTGTATGCTATAATGGATAGGTTAAAATGAAAAAACCCAGTTTAGAAGATTGTTTTTTTATTTCCCTCATTTATCTCGATGAGTTTATTAAAAGAACTTTAATGGGAATATACAGATTGTATATGAAATTTGACTACTGGAACTTTAATCGTAAATTACCAAAATGACTGAAAATTATTATAGAGTTGTAGCACACACTCCCACTCGTGACCCTTATCCAGTTTATAAGTTTTATAATGAGCCTGAGGACTGGTCTTGTAATGGAACTGTAAAGATATCTTGCAAAGATGGTAAGGTTAATGTTACAATATTTGAAAAGGATTCTATCAACATCCATAAGTTAGAAGTTTATTCTGATGATGGTCCTGTTGGTGCAAGACTTACTGAACAATGTGAACATCCAGCATGAATAAGAAAAAAGAAAAATTAAGAGCACAAGTTAAATCTAGATGGTATTATATCTTCTGGGGTACTGCTACGGTTGCAGTATGTGCTGGCCAGATTTTGGTTGGAAGTGGATTCCGTAGAATGGCAGAAAGTTTTGAGAAGGTATTAGATGCTCCGCTAGTGATTGATTTTGGTATGCCTTATCGTCGCCATCCTATGATGCTTCCTGATCATGAATATCAACATGAATATGATGAATATGATGAAGATGGTCGTTGGTATCCCACAGATCCTCCTCAAAGAATATGACCGAAGAAGAATTAGAAAAGGAAAGATGGATTGATGATGACTATGCAGTTGTGAGTCAATATTATACTGCACGGAGAATGTATCCTAATATGCCTTTCTATCTTCAAGATGAAAATGGAGAGACATTTGTATTTGGATTGGATTTAATCTATCAATATCTTGGAAATATAAATCACTATCCTGATTGGTAATGAAATTAACTCAAAAAATTATTGATGATCTAACAGTAGCACTGGCACATACTAAGAAAGATGGTACGGAAAATTGGTTAGATGATGATGAAATAGAAGTATGCGTAGGTGGTACATTTGCTGCTGATAGATTTATTTCACTTATTAATAGACGTACCAATCCTCGTCCTACACCAAACAAATAAATTATGTGGTATATTATATTTTGGACTGCAATCACAATGTTTGTATTAGTTCAGTTAGGTATATTTAAAAAGAAATGAAATCTTTGAAAGGTTATAAGACACCTCTTCGTTATCCTGGTGGCAAGTCTCGTGCTTGTAATAAAATGGATCCTTATTTTCCTGACCTTCGTAACTATGTGGAGTTTAGGGAACCGTTTCTTGGTGGAGGAAGTGTAGCACTTCATATAACAAAGAAGTATCCTCACTTAAAGATTACAGTTAATGATCTCTATGAACCCTTGATAAATTTCTGGGTTCAGTTACAAACCTTTGGAGAGGAATTGACAAAGAAATTACAGGATTATAAGTCTACTCATCCTGATCCCGTATCAGCAAAAGAACTTTTTCTGGAATCTAAGGAGGCAATTAATAAAACTGGTCTTGATGGTATAGAAAGAGCCGCAGCATTTTATATTGTTAATAAGTGTTCGTTTAGTGGATTAACAGAGAGTTCTTCCTTTTCACAACAAGCATCTATTTCTAATTTCTCAATGAGAGGGATTGAGAAGTTAAGGGGATACTCAGAATTAATTTCTCATTGGCATATTAATGGATATTCTTATGAACATTTGATGACCACTAATATGCATGATGGGATATTCATGTATTTGGATCCTCCTTATGATATTAAGGATAATCTTTATGGTAAAAGTGGATCTATGCATAAAGGATTTAATCATGATGAGTTTGCAAAGGTTTGTGATGAGCATGACATTCCTATGCTTATCAGTTATAATTCAGATCAGTTGGTCAAAGATAGATTCAAAAACTGGAATGCGGCGGAGTTTGATTTAACTTATACAATGCGTTCTGTTGGTGAATATATGAGAGACCAAAAAGAAAGAAAGGAACTTTTACTTTTTAATTATGGAATTGAAGGATTGGCTTAATTCTATTAACTTTAATAAGAATAATCTTATTGAGGAAGATCCTTCTGTGGTAAAAGATTATCCTCCTTATATTATTAATCGTTGTTTATCAGGTCATTTGGATTGCATAATGTTTGCCAATGAGATGAATAAATATTCGTTTCTGGATAAAGATATGCAATATAGTTTTTATCTAAATACACTTAGGAAAAAGAAGAGATTTTCTCCCTGGCTCCGTAAGGATAAAGTCACGGACCTCGAAATCATCAAACAATACTATGGTTATAGTAACGAAAAAGCAGCAAATGCTTTGAAAATATTAACCCCTGAACAAATCAAATTTATTAAACAACGACTTGAAACTGGAGGATCCAAATGACTACTACGGTAGAACCTGAAGTCAAGTGGTCACAAGACCAAATGGTAGAGGTTACTCTTAATGAACCCGATGACTTTCTTAAAGTTAGGGAAACCTTAACAAGAATTGGTGTAGCGTCAAGAAAAGAAAAGAAACTTTACCAAAGTTGCCATATTCTGCATAAGCAGGGTAGATATTATATCGTGCATTTTAAGGAGTTATTCGCTCTTGATGGCAAACACGCTAACCTTACTTCTAACGATGTTCAGCGTCGGAATCGTATTGCTCGTCTCCTTGCTGATTGGGGTCTCATAGCAGTAGTAAAATCAGAATGTGTTTCTGATATTGCTCCACTCAATCAAATCAAAGTTCTTTCTTATAAAGATAAGGGAGATTGGATTTTAGAGCAAAAGTATAACATTGGTAAGAAAGGGAAACCTCAAGAAGAATGACGGTTAATACTATATTATTAATCCTTTTAGTGATCGTTAACTATTCAAATTTCTATCTTACCCATCTTCATGGTAGGAAACCGAAGAAATTAAGACGGCAATCATCACCTCGCTTTTTAAGAGATCGTGTATAATTAGTAGTGAACGCCGAAAGGGTTCACACAACACACACTCGCTTAGAAAAGGAGCTACTATCATGGGCACACTAGCCAGGTATCATGCCGAAAATCTTCCAGCTTTACTGGATAAGATTAGTAAGAACAGTATTGGAATGGACGATTATTTAAATCGTTTCTGGGATCTCGACACTTCTTCCAACTATCCCCCTTATAATATTGTCCAAGTAAATAATGTCGAATCGAGGTTGGAGATCGCGCTTGCCGGCTTCAAGAAAAATGAAGTACGAGTCTATACGGAGTTTGGAAAACTATATGTGGAAGGCAAAAAAGAAGAATCAAAAGATGTTGGAGAATTTGTCCATAAAGGACTGGCCCAGCGGTCTTTCACTAGGATCTGGTCACTCACAGATGATACCGAAATACGAGATGTACGATTCAATGACGGACTACTGGTAGTAGAACTGGGCAAAATAGTTCCGGATCATCATGCTCGTAAAGACTATCTCTAAATAGAGATGAGTTCGAGATGGATAGGAGGGGTTGCATCCCCTCCTTTTTTATGTTATAATTTTTTTGTTGAATCGACGGGTTCGACACGGGAGTGACTGAACAAACTTGCTGGCATAAGGCTAGTTAAGGTGATGAGACACAGGTGGTGCTGCTGGTTGAAAACCAGAATCGACTTACCAGTCGGGTCTCAGATAGTACAGTAAAAATCTACTAATGTAGCAATGCCCTGTACTTGTTGGTATACATTAATCCAACCTCCCACCCAAATATTACGGAAGTAAAATGACAGTTAAGTTATTACTACTCAAATCAGGAGAAGATGTCATTGCTGATATAAGTGAAATGACAGCTGGAACAGAAGGTGATATAGATAGACCGAAAAGAGTGGTAGGATATTTTTTAAAGAAACCTTGTGTAGTGACTTTGAAAAATCCCCACGAAATGAAAGAGGATACAGGTCCACAAAAAGCAGGATTAGAGGTTTCACTTTTTCCTTGGATGGCACTAGCGAAAGATGAAGTTATACCAATGACTGCTGATTGGTTGATCACTATGGTTGACCCCATAGATAAATTAAAGAAAATGTATTTAGAGGATGTATTGAACTATGGCCGACAAGATAATAAAGGTACTAGCACTGACAAATCATCAGTATCTGATAAGTGAGATTGAGGAAGTAGGTTCTGCTGATATTGGAGAGCCTGATTGTAAACTTCTTAATCCATTTGTTATTAATACTGAGACAGGTCAAACTGTTTTAGAGCCCTTTTTAACAAGTGTCACAAGGGATACCACATTTATGATGGGATCTGATAAAATACTTACATTGGCAGAACCTTCTCCAACTATCCTTGAAAAGTACTTAGATCTTTTAGAATGATTCCTTTTTTAATTGCTTCTATTTCAATTCCAGTAGTACCCTATCAAGTAGATGATTACACTGAGATTAATAGAGCAGCACAGATTTCTACTAAGGAAACATTTCCTTGGTGGTGGAATGAACATGGATGTGAAGGAACCCAATGGTATGGTCCCGAACCATGTAGAGATTTGACAGAATGAAATTTTATACTAATGTTCAATTGATCGGGAATCAGTTTCTGGTTCGTGGTGTTGAGAATGGGAAAAGATATGAGCATCGGGATGAATTTTTCCCTACTTTATTCGTTAAATCTAAAAAAAAGGCTAAATATAAAACGTTGAGTGGAGAAAGCGTTGAAGCAATTAATCCAGGAACGGTTAGAGATTGTAGAGACTTCTATAAGAAGTATGAAGATGTTGAAGGGTTTGAGATTTATGGGAATGACAGGTATATTTACCAATACATATCAGAGAAATATCCTCAGGATGAGATCAAGTTTGACATATCTAAAATTAAGCTTGTTACTTTGGATATTGAGGTTGCGTCTGAGCAAGGTTTCCCTGATGTTGAATCGTGCGTCGAAGAGATTCTGGCAATCACAATCCAAGACTATACAACTAAGCAGATCGTTACTTGGGGAAGTAAACCCTTTGAGAATAATAGGAAGGATGTAACTTATTATCATTGTCCAACAGAGTATGAACTTTTAACATCGTTCATTAATTATTGGATGCAGGATGTTCCAGATGTAATTACTGGATGGAACATTCAATTGTATGATATTCCATATATTTGTAAGAGACTTAATTATTCCCTTGGTGAGAAACTGATGAAGAGGTTTTCTCCTTGGGGACTTGTAAGTGAAGGAGAATTGTATATTAATGGTCGTAAGCATACTACTTTCGATGTTGGAGGTGTAACGCAACTTGATTATCTTGATCTTTATAAGAAGTTTACTTATAAAGCACAAGAGTCATATAGGTTGGATTACATTGCCAGTGTTGAACTAGGGCAGAAGAAATTAGACCATAGTGAATTCGACACATTTAAAGATTTTTACACAAAGGGTTGGCAGAAGTTTATAGAATATAATATAATTGATGTAGAACTTGTTGACCGATTGGAAGACAAGATGAAGTTGATTGAACTTGCTCTTACAATGGCGTATGATGCTAAGGTCAATTATAGTGATGTGTTCTATCAGGTACGAATGTGGGACACTATCATTTATAACTATTTGAAGAAAAGGAATATTGTTATTCCTCCTAAGAATAGATCACAAAAGAACGAAAAGTATGCAGGTGCCTATGTTAAAGAACCGAAAGCGGGACGGTATGATTGGGTTGTTAGTTTTGATCTTAACAGCCTCTACCCTCATCTTATCATGCAATATAACATCTCCCCGGAAACACTCAGGGAGGCTAGATGCCCCGGCGCGAGCGTTGAGAGGATTTTAAATAAGGAGATTGATATTAATGGAGATTTCGCAGTTTGTGCGAATGGAGCGCAATATAGGAAGGATGTACGTGGGTTCCTTCCTGAACTTATGGACAAGATGTATGGGGATCGTGTCGTCTTCAAGAAGAGGATGTTACAAGCAAAACAGGAGTATGAGAATAAACCTTCTAAGAAATTGGAGAAGGAGATTGCACGGTGCAACAATATCCAGATGGCAAAGAAGATATCTCTTAATTCTGCTTATGGTGCTATCGGCAATCAGTACTTCCGCTATTATAAATTAGCAAATGCTGAGGCAATTACTTTGTCTGGACAAGTCTCTATTCGGTGGATAGAGAATAAAATGAACCAGAAGATGAACAAGATTTTGAAAACGGAGGGTGAAGATTATGTTATTGCTTCTGATACTGATAGTATTTACTTGCATGTGGGTCCTTTGGTTGAGGCTGTATACAAGGGGAGAGAGAAAACTAGTGAGGGCGTTGTTGGGTTCCTTAACAAGGTGTGTGAAAATGAATTCGAGCCTTATATTGAAAGTTCTTACGAAGAATTGGCCGGGTATGTCAACGCCTATGACCAAAAAATGCAAATGAAGCGGGAGAATATTGCTGATCGTGGTATTTGGACTGCAAAGAAAAGATATATTTTAAATGTGTGGGATAGTGAAGGAGTTAGATATGAAGAACCCAAATTAAAGATGATGGGGATTGAGGCAGTCAAGTCTTCTACCCCTGCACCCTGTCGTACTATGATTAAGGATGCATTAAAGATAATGATGAATGGTACAGAAGAGGAGGTAATTGATTTTATTGATAATTCTCGTAAGGAATTTAAGTCATTACAACCAGAAGATATTGCTTTTCCTCGTTCTGCGTCTAATGTAGAGAAGTATAAGGCACATTCTACAATTTATGCCAAAGGAACTCCTATACATATACGGGGTGCATTATTGTATAACCATTATGTTAAGAAACATAAGTTAGATAATAAGTACTCGCTGATCCAGAATGGCGAAAAGATTAAGTTTTGCTACCTGAAAAAACCTAATATTATTCACGAGAATATTATTTCGTTTATTCAGGATTTTCCGCGTGAGATTGGTCTTGACAAGTATGTGGATTATGACTTACAATTTGAAAAAGCATTTCTGGAACCACTCAAAATCATTTTGGATGCAATTGGGTGGAATGTTGAAAAAACTGTAAACCTAGAACTCTTTTTTACTTAGATGGACTTACCTATCGACGACAAAGATTTAGCGACAATAGTTAGTGCTTTGGCATTGGGTGGAGATGCTAGATTATATCATCTTTTAAAAGAGGTTAAGGAGGTTAGAGATCTTAATCCCGATGGTCCATATAAGAAAATTTTACGGGAAGAAAGAGGAATGACAATCTAATGATTTTTGATAAAGTTAGTCTTGTTACTGGTGGATTCGATCCCATCCACAGTGGACATATATCATATTTTAAAAGAGCAAAGGATCTTTCTAATTATCTGGTAGTTGGACTTAATGGAGATCCTTGGTTAAAGCGTAAGAAAGGACAGTATTTTCAATGTTTTACAGAGAGAGCTGATATTGTTCGCCATTTAAGTATGGTAGATGCTGTTATTTCTTGGGATGATTCTGATGAGTCTGCTTGTGGTGCTATTGCTAAGTGTTTAGAAATTTCTGAAAAAGTTATTTTCTGTAATGGTGGGGATAGAGTTCAAACTAATACTCCTGAAATTAAGGGATATGGTGATGATCCACGAGTAGAGTTTAAATTTGGTATCGGTGGTGAAGATAAGATGAATAGTAGTTCCTGGATTCTTCATGATTACTTTGAACGTCAGCGTAAATTATTAGGAATTTGACTAACATTAAGTGGCCAACTATATTATTCATGTTAGTAATACATATTCTTGCAGGAGTTGCATTGCTTCCTCAGTTTTGGAGTGGAGGAGCAGTAGCAACTCTTCTTATTCTGTATTGGGTTACAGCATGTCTTGGTGTCACTCTAGGGTATCATAGATTATTATCACATAGATCATTTAAAGTTCCTCAATGGTTGGCAAGATTCTTTGCTACATGTGGAGCATTAAGTGCAGAGTATGGACCTGTTACATGGGTAGGTTTACATAGACAACACCATAAACATTCTGATAAAGCACTTGATCCTCATAATGCCAAGAGAGGAATTTGGTGGAGTCATATTGGATGGATGTTTGTTAGAGTACCTGGTGAGAAAAGAGTTCGTAGGTATGCTGGTGATATGAGAAAGGATCCTTATTTTATATGGTTAGATAAATATTTTCTTTTCTTACAAGTTCCCTTAGGTCTTACTCTTTATCTTTTAGGTGGATGGTCTTATGTATTGTGGGGTATATTTTTAAGATTAGTTCTCGTATATCATGTAACATGGTTAGTTAATTCTGCCACTCATGCATGGGGTACAAGAGCATATGATACTGAGGATAGTTCCCGTAATAATAAGTGGGTAGCAGCACTTACATTTGGTGAAGGATGGCATAATAATCATCATGCTTATCCTAGTTCTGCTAAACAAGGATTACAACGTGGACAGATTGACTTAACATGGTATCATATAGTATTATTAAAGAGATTAAGATTGGCAACTAACGTTAGAATATTTTAATAATGGATTTTCTTAAAGATATTGTAAAAGAGATTGGAGATGACTTCACCCAACTCGCAGCAGACATTGACGGAGAAGAAAGATACATCGACACCGGTTCGTACATCTTTAACGGACTGGTTAGCGGTTCCATTTTTGGCGGCGTATCTTCTAATAAGATTACTGCCATTGCTGGCGAGTCTAGTACTGGCAAAACTTTTTTCTCGCTCGCAGTGGTTAAGAACTTCCTTGATTCTAATCCTGATGGTTATTGTCTGTATTTTGATACGGAATCCGCTGTTAATAAAGGATTACTTGAATCTCGTGGGGTTGATTTAAATCGTACTGTCGTTGTTAATGTAGTTACTATTGAGGAGTTTAGATCGAAGGCACTTAAAGCAGTTGATAAATATCTTCAGATGCCCATAGAGGAACGCAAGCCGTGCATGTTTGTGTTAGACTCACTGGGAATGCTCTCAACAGAAAAAGAGATTAGAGACGCACTTGATGATAAACAAGTTCGGGATATGACTAAATCCCAACTGGTCAAAGGTGCGTTTAGAATGTTAACACTTAAACTAGCACAAGCAAATGTCGCGCTCATTGTCACAAATCACACGTATGATGTCATCGGAGCTTATGTTCCAACTAAAGAAATGGGAGGAGGTAGTGGACTCAAGTACGCAGCGAGTACAATCATTTATCTCGGAAAGAAAAAGGAGAAGGATGGAAAGGAAGTCATCGGAAACATTATCAAAGCTAAGACAGCAAAGTCGCGTTTAAGTAAAGAAAATAAACAAGTTGAGATACGTTTATATTATGATGAACGTGGTCTTGATAGGTACTATGGTCTTTTGGAACTGGGAGAGATTGGTGGACTCTGGAAGAATGTAGCGGGTAGATATGAGATAAACGGTAAGAAGATTTATGCCAAACAGATACTTGCTAGCCCTGAAGAATATTTTACTCCTGAGGTAATGCAGGCTTTAGATGAGACTGCAAAGAAGGAATTTAGTTATGGACAAGGTTGAGTTTCTAATTCTTAGAAACCTTTTATATAATGAAGAATATGTCCGTAAAGTACTTCCTTTTATAAAGGCTGATTATTTTGAGGATTATAATCAAAAGGTTGTCTTTGAAGAGATTGCAAAGTTTGTTGGAGAATATAATGAACCAGCAACCAAAGAAGTATTATGTATTGAGACGGAAAAACGTCAAGATATAAATGATACTTCTTTTCAGGAGATTACTAAACTTATTAGTTATTTGGAGGATGATCCTTCGGAATTTAATTGGTTAGTTAATACAACAGAAAAATGGTGTAGAGATCGTGCTATATACTTAGCATTGATGGAATCTATTCAACTTGCGGATGGAAAGGATGAAGAAAAAGATAGAGATGCCATTCCTAATATTTTATCCGATGCTCTTGCAGTATCTTTCGATACGCACATTGGACATGATTACTTAATTGATTATGAAGAAAGGTATGAATCGTACCACAGGAAGGAAGACAAGATCGAATTTGATCTTGAATACTTCAACAAAATTACGAAAGGGGGTTTACCGAATAAGACTCTCAACATTGCTCTTGCTGGCACAGGTGTTGGAAAGTCTTTATTCATGTGTCATGTGGCAAGCTCAGCTTTGCTCCAGGGAAAGAACGTCCTCTACATCACTCTCGAAATGGCAGAGGAAAAGATTGCGGAGAGGATCGATGCTAATTTACTTAATATCCCAATACAAGATATAACAGATCTTCCTAAGGTCATGTATGAGGGTAAGGTAACCGATTTAGCAAAGAAGACTCAAGGAACTCTTATAATTAAAGAATACCCTACTGCATCGGCACACAGTGGGCATTTTAAAGCATTACTTCAGGAACTTGCCTTGAAAAAGTCATTCAAACCTGATATAATATTCATTGACTACTTAAACATTTGTGCATCATCTAGATACCGTGGAAACTCAACAGTCAACTCTTATTCCTACATTAAAGCAATTGCAGAAGAACTTCGCGGATTGGCAGTGGAAGCCAATCTTCCTATCGTCTCTGCCACTCAAACTACTAGGAGTGGTTACGGTAGTAGTGATGTTGAACTTACTGACACCAGTGAATCTTTTGGACTCCCTGCTACTGCTGATCTTATGTTCGCCCTTATTTCTACGGATGAATTGGAACCACTCGGACAGATAGTAGTTAAGCAATTAAAGAATCGTTATAATGATCCTACAATCAATAAAAGGTTCATTGTAGGAATTGATCGTGCAAAGATGAGATTATATGATTGTGAACAGAGTGCTCAGGAAGATATCGTTGACAGTGGACAAGAAGAAGAGTATACTCATAAACAAGAACCCAAAAAATCTTTTAGTGATTTTAAATTCTAATTATGGATAAAAAATATATTCATGATAAAGTTTTTTATCGGGTCTTTGATGAAAAAGGACAACAGTATTGTGATTGTGGATGGGAAAAACATGCACAAGAACTTATTGAGTTGAATAAGGATGTTCAAAAATTAACTTATAAAAGAATAGATCCACCTAAACCACTTCCCCCAACAACTGTTAATGTTGAGGCGGAGGTATTACCAGCGGATCCTCAATTAAAAGGACAGAAAATTTTATCACAAAGTGAATTACAACAATTAGAACTATGAAAGAAAAGAAATTTGTTCCGTATGTGGAACCAGAAAATACTTCATATTTAGAGTATGAAGTTCTGGGCAGAACTGTCCGAAAAGGAGTAGGTGCTGATGAGCATACTGTTAGAAGAGTTAAAAGATGTAAGGGTAATCCAGAAGAAATCTTTGAAACCGAAGAACATATCACTTATGAGGTTCCACATCCACAGGAAGAAGTGACAGTTAGTGATACTCAATCTACGAAGGTTGATCAACAAATTTTTAGAGATGATTTAAGAAGAGACAAATGACAGTAGACACCGCAAAGTATTTGGATTTCGTTGATGGAGTTACTAGTGAACCTAGTAAGGATTTTGCAATGCTCCTTAAAAGGATAACTGAACTGGAAGTAGAAGATGATTGTGATATCTCTCATCTTCTTACTGCGGCTCTTGGATTAACTGCGGAGGCAGGTGAGTTTACAGAAGTGGTAAAGAAAATTATTCTTCAAGGTAAACCTTATAATAAGGATAATGTATTTCATCTCAAACGTGAACTAGGAGATATTTGTTGGTATATTGCTCAGGCATGTATGGCACTTGATACGACCTTTGATGAGATCATTGAGATGAATGTAGAAAAATTAAAGGCACGTTATCCAGGAGGAGAGTTTGATGTTCATAAATCTGAGAATCGTAAGGATGGAGACTTGTGATATAGACTAAATAAAAGAAAAAGTGTTTTGAGCAATGGATTCCAAAAATTTTACTGGATTAGAAGACGCATATAAGCTCATCTATTCTGAAGCTAAAAAAGACGAGTCTCCTGAGAAGGAAGAAGAGGATCGTAAAAAAGACGATGATCTTTTTGGATCTCCTAATAAAAATGGTAATGGTAAAAATGGTAATGGTAAGAATGGAGATGATAATGGGAAGAATGGTAAGAAGAAGGCAAAGCGTTGGTGGGATGATGATGGTGATGGAAAGGGATATGAAAAAGGTGAGGTAAAGAAAGAAGCTTACACTTTAACTAATGCTGATAAAGCAGGGAACACCAAAGCATGGCAAGATAGAGATAAGAAGAATGTAAAGACTGGTGAACCTCTTTATAAAAAAGCATCTCACATGAATGAAGAAGATCTTCAAGAGAAGCATAAAGACACTCCTTTACAAGTAGCAGCAGTTATCGATAAGGATAGGGCAAAGAAAGCTACTGATGATGCTACCTATGATAGGATGCATGGTAAGAATAAGAAAGCAGATGAAGATGAAAGGTATTCCAAGTGGGAACGCTATAAGATGAAGCGTGATGCTCAGAGAGCAGGTCATCCTTGGGAACATGCTAAGGGATCTACCACTGAGAAAGAAGGTAAGAAGAGTGAAAAGGCAAAGAGAGTTTATGATCCTCTTCATAATAAAGAAGAAGTTCTTTGGGATGTAGTTGCTGATGCACTAACTGATCTTCATGAGGTAGGGGGAGTTAAGTTTAAGGTTGTTCCTTTCGATATGGAAGAGGACAAGAAATGGATTCAAGGTGCAGTAAAGCGTCCGGGTGCATTCACTAGGAAAGCAAAAGCACATGACATGCCCGTTCAGAAATTTGCTAAGTATGTTGATGACCATCCTGATAAGTTTGATACTCGTACTAAGAGACAAGCAAACCTTGCTCAGACTTTTGCGTCAATGAAGAAAGAAGGTGCTGATATTCAGGCACTAGCTAATTTCTTTATTAATGAAGGTGCAGATGAAGAAGCAGTAAATCATGTTCTTGCTAATTGGGTAGTAACCAAAGAAGATTATTGGATGGAATTTGAGGAAGGTTACCAACGTGAACCTGACGGTGGAGAAGCAAAGGAGCGTCAGAGAAGAAGAGAGCAAAAAGGTGGAGACAGAACTGAAAAGGTAAGAGGAGAAAGAACTCCTATGCCACCAAGAGGTGATAAGCGTAGAGAAGAGTTTGAAAGG